TAGCCTTACCACCGCTTCGTGTAAGGAAACTAAACGCACCACCCATTCTACTAAACTGTTTACCCCAAAAACCTTTTGCCCCGAAAATAGCTTTAGCCCGTCTTTCATCTCTATCCGTTGCTATCTTACTTAAACCATTTTGTTCTCGCATAGCATCCAATTGAGCAAGTGCACTTTCAGCTATACTTCGGGTATCTATCGCAACAAGTTTTGTAGCAAGGTCTGCTTCTCTAGCTGCCTTACGAGCAGCAAGACTTGGCATCAGTCCTAAAAAGTTAGTAAAGAACCTTCTAAATCGTTGCCCCAAAGACAACTTCATACCGTCAACACCTAAACGTATCTGATCCAATAAATCTACTGTTTCAAATGGTGACCGTTCCATTGCCATTTGGTCAAGTCGTTCACCCAAGGCAGATGAAAATGATCTATTAAGATTATCCATCGATCCCTTTATAGCAACAGCATCCGCATGGGCGTTATTCGCCTCTTGATGATCCCTACTCATTTCATTCTGCTGATTTTTCTTCATGGCCGATAACAGATCAGCGATATTAGGTTCTTTCTTTGCCATTTACTTTTTACTCGCTGCGGGTTTATGTCCACTACCTACATACAACCCGAACCATGCGGCACCAGCACCTACGATAGTAGATATAAACGCTGCCTGTGCATTTGTCGGATCAGATAGTCCCATGAACCATTGTGTTGACATCCAAAATATATAACCATAAGCCACCATCAATAACCTGGGGATAAGTCGTAGTGTATCCATGAATCCCGCAGTGGTGTTATACCAAGTTTTACTTTGGTCCCATTCTTGTATGGCCATGAAATCTGACTTATCAACTTCATAAGTCTTTTCAGTAACCAGAACTTGTTTTTCGTCAGCCATTTCCTTTTTGCTTTTTGTTTTCTTCTTCCACCCACTGACTCAATAATGTAAGATAAATCTCTCTCTCCCACGGCATCATATTTTCTAACTCTGTTACACTCCACTGATGATGCTGCTTCATGGCAAAGTTAGTTCTCAAATGATTTTCTAAACTATCATGTGAGAGAGCTACTCGAAAAAACTTTGCATTCCCTCCAATGTCATTTTGTTTTGTTTCTTTGTTACAGGATTTTTATACTTTACTGTATGTCGTAGTCTAGGCATTGTCTCAAAAAATATTTGTAGTTTCTGAAAATGCTCAGATGTTAAACTTTCAATAAAGGCATCTAAATCCTTATCACTAAAGTCAGACCGTTCGTGAATAGTGTCTCCTTCATATACCTGATTAATACAATTCTTTATCATCTTAAAGATATATTCTGTTTGTCCATCTTGCCCTTCCCCTACATCAATAAGGTCAAACTGAGGATAACGCATCATTATTCCAATGTCATCTGTTAGTTCGATATGATTAGTATGTTCCTCATTCCAGTCAATCTCTACCTCATCAAGATTGATAGATACATCTGCATAAGTTTCTCCATCATCCTCACAAAGTAGTTTTAAGTTTACTACTTCTCCTACTGACTTAGCTCGTATCTTCAAAAAGATGTACTCCAAATCAAATAACGCTAAATTCTCCGGGTCTACTTTTTCAAACGTACAGTTTCTAATGATTTGGCGAACAGCCGAAATCATTTCTGCTTCTCCGTCTGACTCATTAGCCAACAATAATAGTTTTTCCTCTTTTACCAGAAACGGCCTAAACTTAACTGTTTCTTTTGTTGAAGGTATATTCAATTCATACTGCGGTGCAGCAATTTTTGGTAAAGCCATAATTTTTCTCCATTATATTATTTTATTTTAGTCCAATGGTGGTATTGAAATTCCACCGATACTCTTAAAAAATCTCCGTTTGCTGTTCCAACTTCTAGTTGGTTTACTGTTTTAGGGAACACCTCTTTTAACAATACACTATAGTCTGGTGCTACGCCGGCACCCTCCTTGTGCATCCGAAAGTGAGATATTACTAAATCACCAGTATAGTCTTTATAATAATTCATTTTAAATGACTCTGGATCAAATATCTTTCTCTGCCATTCTTCAAAATATCTCTTTAATCCTAGTTTGTCATCATCTAAAAATGTTGCAGAAATACTCCCATAGTTTACACCAAAGGCGTGATCCCTTATAGGACCGGGTCGTATATTATCCTGAGTTGTTTCTATATTTTGACTCGGGTAAGATATACTTTCACAACGTAAATCTATTTCCCAGGGTTTTCCAAAACCCACAGGAGGTTTTCTAATAGAAATTCTATAGTCATAACCCCGTGAATAAGCACCTTGTGCAATCATACGAGTAAATGATGAAAGTGATTGGACTGACATTATGCTATCATTCTCCTACTATCAGACCAGACTTTAGTATCTCTAGCCTTTCTAAATCTCTGAAGTGGCATCATTGCTGCTAACTCCATTTCCTGTTGTTCTATGATAGGTAGAAATGCTGTTTTCACCATACTACCCAAATATCGTTTAACACAAGGTTTTATTTCTCTAAATCTAGCAACCCTGCGCCAACCTATAATTCTATTCTCCGTTGTCAAAGGCATTAACTTTGTAAGTAGTCTCATTCTCATAGGAACACTTAAATAGTGTAAGTTTATTCCCACAAAACCATTTTTCGTTTTTTCTATAGGTATAGTCAATGGGAATACATCATAATACTCTAGTATTTTCTCATGCTTGGGATCATAACCATATAAATTCAATACCCCATATGCAGGCCTTTGTTGAATATTTCCTGTTCTTATTAAACCAGTTGTTGCACTCTCACTAAATCGTCTAGGTACTACTGCCCTCACCTGATCCCTATACCAACGCATGGACATATCTCTATCTTCTGCTAATTGAGTTATCTCCGTTATATAGTCATCTAAAGTTTTAGCCATATCAAATACTATTTATATAAAAAAAAGAGCCTCGATTGAGACTCTTTAAAAGTTTTAGGATGTACTATTACTCGTCTGCGAGTTTAGAAAAGTACGATATGGTATCCTCATCTGCCTCTGCACTGATAGGCTCCTGATACTCCTCAGTCTTATTAAACCGGGGGGCCTCAGTAATATCAGAAACAGTTGCACTACCTACACCTGAACCAGTAAGTATACGGTTCAACTTTTCCTTCAATTCATCATAAGACTTGAACTGGTCCGGAGCAGTAAACGCCTGTAGGCTATACTCTTTCTTCAAGACTGCTTCAAGTTCATCATCAGTATCCAACAGCTGTGACGGAGCAGCAAACTCTGACTTATCGTAATTCCAATAACCATCGACCTTACGAATCTTCAGTTTGAAGTCTGCACCCTTCCATAAGTCAAAAGGGTTCAATGCTTCTTCATCATCAAACTCAGGATTCATTGCCTCGGTAATCTTATCAAAGATTTTCTTACCGAATTTAAACAACATCACCTTACCTTCGTTTTCTGGATGCTTTGCATCTTTCACAACATAAATGTTGGCATAATACTTTAGGACTCGCTTCTGTTTACGAGCGATGTCCTTATCAGACTCATTACCACTATTCCAAAGCTCCGTGTTATACTCTGACACAGGATCCTTCTTGTTGATAGTTGTAAGTGAGTTTTCGATATACCAACCACCGGGACCTTTGAACGCATGATTCCAAAGACGGACCCATGGAAGTTCCTCGTTTTCTGGTTGGGGTAGAAATCTGATAACGGCATAACCGTTGCCAGACTTATCGAGTTCTGGTTTCCAGAACCTGTCATCCTGAAAAGATGACGTTTGTGTTGGGGTGTTTAGTTTTTCAAGCTCGTCCTGTAGTTTATCGAACTTCCCAGAGCTTTTCTTTAGAGCGCTAAAACTCATATCTTCTTACCTCATATTTGTATTGTTTGTATTGTATTACTTATATTTACTGCCATTATATAAAAGTGGTTGGGGCCGAAGCCCCACCACCAAACCATCATTACTATTTATCAGTCTCGTTTTGTAAAGATCCAATAAATAACACCGATAGCAACTAGTCCGACTAGTCCTTGACTACCCAGTGTTGCAACCAGGCCTGTAATGTTTCCAATAACATCAACAGGTAGAAAGATCAAATCTGACCCAAATAGCACTTGAAGTACTACTGCAAGGGCGATAAGACTTACTGCTACTTCTGAAATCTTATTGATCCAACCCTTTACACTTGTGATAATATCAGTCATTAGTTTTTCTCCTTTTCCAAAAAGTATCTATAATTATATAACAATTCAACGCAAAAGTCAAGTACTTTTTTGTTATGAAAATATCAGATACATTAAAAAGAATACAATAAGAATTTACTTGCTTTCTCATACAAGCATATATTATTTATGTATTCTATCCTCTTGACTTTAGTTCCTCAATGCTTCCCAAGAGACTGGAAACGCTAGTTCAGCAAATCTATCAATTCGCCAAGCAATATCTCTTGTCTCTTCCTGTGCATCCTCCTTACAACGCAAATTACATACTCTTGCAA